ATAACAAATAATGCCCAGATGCTTCTTGTCCCTTGAGCAGTACCAGAAGAGTAATGAAGTCTAAGATTTTTTGAAAAATAGACTTCTAACTCTTCTTTAATCATCATGATAAATTCTCTGGAGATCTCATACCCGAACACTTCACCAACAACAGTTTCAATGATTGATGAATGTTGTTGGGTCGTAGCGTCGGAGAGATCAAGAGATATCAAGTGATCGGTACCATGCTTATTAACAAAATCATAGATGCAATCTTGATCAAATGTGATATCCTGTGGAATCGACCTTAAAGCATTGAAGCAAATATCATGCAAATATGCTAAAGTCTGTTGAATCCAGGTGTTCACTATGAGGATGTTTCTAAACTTCCATGATCTCTCTAATCCGGGGTAATTACGGCAGAGAGTATTCATTGGAAGTGATTTGAAAGAAACTGAACCTCTTGATTCGATCTCAGCACTAAACCTATTCTTAGATGTGCCAAATGATTGATTGGTCATAAGAGTTGCTAGATTTGTTAATTTAGAATTTCCAAAAAATCCTGAAAATTGGAATGGTTGAACTTTACTGTTGTCACTAGGCCCAAGATTGCGGCACTGGACACGTAAAGATTCAAACCATGAATCCAATAATTCCATAATATTGCGGTTTAAGGAATAGGATGACAGCATATAACGTATAATGTCTGAGCTGTGTGCATCCATTCCTTTAGCAAAAAGAAGAGAAGATTTCATTACTCCAGAGTTAAAATCTTTTAAGGACATATAATCCACAAAGAAACTCAACGGTGATGGGCCAAAGACACCACTCTTCCCAACTGAAAAGTGTGGGAGTGGTGAGATAGCATCTTGGCCAGCTTTTTCTCTTCTGGAATTAACTGAAACAGACATGTTTTGAGCCATGTATAAGATTTCCTTATCCAAGTGAGTCTTAGCAATGGAGATCATGTAGTCATTTGAATATTCATTATTAACTACGATAGATCTGTTCTTTTCAATGTCATGTTCAATGTTAGATGGGATGTAAAGAAATAAATCAGCAATCATAATAAGCACCATTCTCTGGTTATGGGACAAAGGGGAACTCGACAGCAAAAGTCTGTAAAGAAAGTTCCCCCTCCCGACCCAAGAAGGGAAAATATGAAAATAGTCAACATTAATATCTCTAGTTCTA